TTTCATAATATTTTCCCAAAGCTTTATGTGCGGAATATGAACCAGGTCCTTTTTGACCTAAATGAAATGAATGTGCTTGTGTTCTACTATGTAATAATAATGATGCTAATTGTTCCATTATTTCTTTTTATTTTCTCTAATTCCCAATCTTTGTTTCATAACATCTTCGGTAATATCTGCAATTTCAAAATATCTACCCAATACGTGTCCCATATCTTCATAAAGAGCTTCTAATCTTTGTTGTTGTTGAGATGCTTCTAATGCTTCTTTTTCAAATGACCCTTGTAGTTTTTTTAATTCACCCATATTTCTTTTAATAGTCACTCTATCAAACCAATCATCACCCTCTCTCAAAGTGTATTCTTGTGCAGCATCTGCAATTGCACCCAATGTTTCTGCAACTTGTCTAATGTCAGATTTTCTACTTATTCCTTCTCTATGTTGACCATATGTTGAAATGATTTCCAAAAAATGCTTCTTTAAGTTTGAAGGCAATTTTTGAAATTCTTCATTTTCTTTCATTAAATCTTTTAACTTTATCATCTTATTAGTTTAATTCTATTATAATTTCTCTCATCAAATCTTGTGACTTACACCACTTACCACATTCTTCAGCTGCTTTTGCCCATTGTTTTGATTCGTTCATAGGTGCCATAAATGCTCCATGTGTTGATGGGTTAGATACAAAATCCCAACCTATCAATTCAAAATCTTCTGCTACCATTACAGTTCCATCTTTTAATTCTTTAACCTGCCCCAATCCTCTAGATGAAATACCTAAACGAATATTGTTCTTTAATAATTCTTTTAAGATGTTACCTGATGGTGTTGAAAGTATTTCTACTACTCCACATACATCATCACCTTCCCAATAGATTTCTCTAATGTTGTGTGATACATTCTTTAAGTTAATAACAGGAGATTCAGGATGGTCTAATTCACCTAAAGCTCTTCTTTCTTTAATAAGTTGTTGATATTTTTGACACTCTCTTTCTAAGATTTCTTTTGGATATCTTCTATTATTTTGATTTGGAGCACCTGCTCTTTGTAAGATACCTTTAACCAAATAGGTTCCGTTTTCCTCTTTTTGAAGTTTTGCCTCAAACAAATGTGTTTCTATCAATAATCCTTTACTCATTATTTTTTATTTCTCAATTTTGCCAAATCAGAAGCTTCGATTTCACCATCTTTATCTACATCCAATACATCTTGATTTCCAGGTAAGTCTTCGTTATATCCTCTCAATTTGCCTTCGTTCTTAGCTTTATATGCTTTATCGATTGCAATAAAAAATTTACTTTTAGCCGTTGGTGACATGTCTTTCAATGAATGGCCGGTTTTAGTAAGGACGTGTTTAAAAAATTTCTCATAATCATTATGGGATTCTTCCATTACTTCTCTTACGATTTGTTTTAATTGTTCTAATTTCATTATTCTGATATTTGTCTGATTTTTTGGTCTAATTTTAATAATCTCTCCTGTATACTATAAATATGACTATTTGTTCTTTTCCAATAAGATTTGTTACTAACACCACTTTCATTCTTAATCTTACCATACCAATTAAGAAATCTTTCCATTTCTCTCAATTGTTTATTGATATTAGATATACCTCTACCAATTTTAGATTGTGCAGTTGATTCGTCTTGTTTTAATGCCAACCATCTATTCTCATTAACTGCAGTATAACCTGTTAATGATGCTTGTTTTTTAGCTTTCTTTTTTTCATTTCCAGGTTTAGCAAATGCTTTTGGAGTATTATATCCTTGTACATTGCCCGTAACATTCATTTCATCAATCATTCCCTTAATAATTTCCTTAAGTCTTATAATTGATTCTTTTTTAACTTTATTTGGCAATCCCTTATGAGATGTTGATGCAAAATCTTTAGCATCTTTATCACTCATTGAGTCTGCTGCTTTACTAACTTCAGGAGATGGATTTTCCATATCACCTTTTTTAGTGGCATGAACCATACCCATAAATTTTTGTTGTGCTTTAGATACTGCTGGCATTTAAATAAAGTTTAAGCTAATACATAAACAGACCCACCATTGGTTACTGTTATACTTTTAAGATAACAAGGAAAAGGTTCTCCTGCTGTCAAATGTGCTAATGAGATGGTTGAGTTACCTTCTAATGTAACTGTACCCGTTACACCAGTTACAGGCATTATACCCCAAACTCTATCTATTAATGTAGCAGAACCAGATGTTACTAATTTTGCGTTGTATGTTCTATAATTTGTACTCATAATTTATTTTTTAATCGATTGTTTTAATTCATTTAATAACTCATAAGTCATCATCATTGCCGATAAATGTTGTTCTTTAATTTTTTTAACAGATTTAACTTTTCTAATATTTGAAATTGTTTCTGCTAATTTTATTTTTGTAACTTTGTCAGAAATTTTTGAACCTACTTCTTTTAATTCAGATACTAATTTAGAAATTTCATTTGAAACATATTCATTTAATTTACCTGTATTATTGATATTATTTATATATTCTCTCAATAATCCCTTTTGGTCATTTGTAAGTTTACTATATTTGTTATTAAATGATTCAACTAATAATTTGTAAGAAACTGCTCTTAAATCATCATCTTGTTTTCTATATTCTTCTAAAACTGCATCTTTGATTTTTATTTCTTTATTTTGAATAGAAGAATTGATAATATTTTCTGCAATTGTAAATCTAGAACTAACTACATCCGTTGGGTCGTATTGTTCATCAGTAATAACTGTTTCAAATATTTTATAGATACTTGCTAATGTTTTATAATGAGAAATTGGAGATTTTATAAATTCATCTAAATTATAAGTTTCTTTAATTTCTTTAATTAAATTATATTTTTCTTTTGTAAGTTTTTTTTCGTCTAATCTTTTACGAGCTTCTAATATTGTATTGATAAATTGTTCGGCCTTTGATTCCGAATTATACTTCTCATTTATTAAATACTGGTATAATTTTAATTCTTTTGATAATTCTTTTTTTGAATTAAAATGTTCTTTTAAAATTTTTTCTGCAATAGATTTATTAGCAGACATGATTTCGGAAGTAATTTGTCTTACTAATAATTCAAATATGAAACCCGTATTTTTAAACTTTGAATGTTTTATTTTTTTCATCAATTTGTATAATTTGTCAGATATAAATATATTTTTATATTGGTTTAGTATTATTTTTTTAAATTCTCAGTTAAAATAGTTTTTTTATTACCTTTCATATCTTTAAATATTTCTAAATACGATTCTCTTGGTTTATATTTTACCGAACCTTCTTTAGATTTAAGTGTTTTAATACCTAACGGGTCTCTTCCCTGTGGGTGGTCATCTTTACCATATCTAGTAAGGTCTTTAGGCCTTCCACCTTCATCATAATTATCTAATTCCGAATTTATATTATCTATTTCTTCTTCAACATTTGTTGTTCCTTCTGTTCCGGTTGGTTTAGCAGGGTCAATACCTTGAGTTTCAATTGATGTTAAACGGAATGATTGTTTTGTATCTTCTAATACTTGTAATGTCATTTCATCTTGTTCATCTTGAGCCATATTTAATATAGCCTTATACATCCATTCTTTAGAAACCATTTTAGTTTGTTGCATTTGTTGAATTAATGCTATTTTTGATGTATATAATTCAACCTTTTCTTGTTCATATATTTTTGATGGAATAGTTAATTCTAATGTAAAACTAGTCAATCTATCATCATCAATACCTTGTGCATATAAATGGACGATTGCAATCTTTGTTAATTCTGAAATAATTACTCTTTGTATTCTTTCAATTGTTTTTGCAAATCTAACATCCATTGCGGCAAGTGTTGCTTTACCATTTGTATCTTCTTCATATCCTAAATATGCTTTTGGAATTTGAAGTGCGGCCATCAATTTACCTTTTAAGTAATTGATATCATCAATCATATTATACTCCAAACCTTTTAGGGTATCAATAGATGTACCATTATCACTACCACGAACTGGCATATAATAATCTTCAATAAGGTTTTGCATATTATATTTCAAATTATACTCACCAGTTCTTTCATCCATAAATGGAACTTTTTTAGATGAGTTGATAATTTTTTGCATGTAGTTATCCACTTCGTTTGGTGGAATATTACCAACATCCACCTTAAAGATTCTCTTTTCAGGTGCTCTCATTACTCTATGAATTAACATTGCATCTTCCATCAACATTAATTGTTTCCAAACTCTTCTACCACCTTCAATCATTGATTTACCATATGGTAAGAAGTTTGCATCACCATTTAATCTAAAGTGTGCAATTTCGTAGTTTTCATATTCTTTTTTATTATTTTGAGAATATCCACTATTTGGGTTTTGATATGGTGCGTATATAAATTTAACTCGTTGTGGATTTTCAGGGTCAAATCCTTCAACTCTACTCATTTCGTAAGTAGATAATGGATTAGTATTTATAATACCTAATTCATCTGTCATTTCTAATTGTAAATAAAAATCACCATACTTAACTAAATTTCTAACCCATGGCCATAAATTA